AGTATTATATTTTTGAGTACAAAATTCTAAATTACTAACATGATTATTTAAACCATTATTATCTTTATGATTAACTATTATACATTCTCTTACAAAATCTTTTAATACGTTAGAAACATTTTTCCACTCTTCATCTGTCATATTTAAACCTTTTATATTACTTGGTTTAAGTTCTATGTGATGTAATGCAACTAATCTATGAACATCTAAACTTCTAGTAGTTGTATTTTTATGTTTCTTATAATAATTATGGTCTGTTTGTTTTTCTAATTCATCATTATTAATATTCAATCTTGTCTGCACATACTTTTTATTAGGACTTGTAGTTTTTTTTCCTTTATGATATTTAAATGTTTTATGTTCTCTCCAAGTTTCTTGTTGTTCTCTGTTATATTGATTAGCATGTTTTTTCCAATTAGTTCTTATGTTACCTTTGTTACTTATTTCATAACCTCTAAAAAAAATTGGATATATAATTTGTTTCCATGTCTCTTTAGTCATTAATATCTCCTGTTGAATTTTTAATTATAGTTTGAGAAAAAATATTCTGTATATTTATTAGATACATTTTAGATGCGTTATGGTCTCCACCGGATACACTCCTAACTTGATTCTCATTAATAGATGCATTAATAATTTTCTTTAACATCTTAGTTTCAAATACTAATGTAGCAAACACATCATCTCCTACACATAAATTATGAAACCAGTAATCCGAATCAGTAGCATTAATACCACTAGGTTTACCATAGCTTTCATATTCTATCGCTATGTTACCTGTCTGTAACCACATACCTCTTTCAGATTTTACTTCTATCTTTTTATCTTGTAGCATATCGGCCACAATCTTTTCTCTCACTTGACCATACTGTAAATCCAGGTCAAACTTCTTTCTGTCTTCTGTCTTTGGCTCTAATGAGTTTCTGCCCATGTTGTACCTACCTTGTAATCATTATCTAAAGGACATCTTAGTTTTAATAAGTTCTCCGTTTCCTTTATAGCTACTTTTGTAATACTACAAAACTCTCCTACATCTTTATTAGCTACTTCAAACTGGTATTCATCATGCACAGAGGCCACAAGTTTTACATCTAACTTTTTATTATATACTCTGTGAATAATACGTAATAACCAATGCTTACAAATAATAGCACCGGCTCCTTGTAGTAAAGTATTTAATGCTGAATGTGGACTACGAACTTTTAAGTATCTACCATCAATAGCTTTTATTCTTCCTTTATAGCCAGCACTCTCTACCTGACTACGAAGTCTTTTTAGTGAAGGTAAATTAGATAAGAACCTGTTAATTAAAACATTACCCTGTTGCTTTCCAGCTCCTATTATTTTACCTATCTTATCTGCACCAGCACCATAAAGAAAAGCATATATAAATGTTTTTGCTTGGTCTCTATCTTTTATACCGGCCAACTCCATATTCTTTGTATGTATGTCTCCATTCAATATCTCATCTGTATAATTTGTATCGTTAAGATAATGTGCAAGACAACGTAACTCTAGACCGCTAGCATCAGTTCCTACTAACTTATATTTTGTAGTATCTGATACTGTCCAGAGACTTCTACATTCTTTTCCATATGGTGAATACGTGGCCGGAACTTGTGCCATGTTAGGTGAGTTATGTGCCATACGACCTGTAATAGTTCGAAGTGTCATAACTCTACCATGCACTTTATTACTATTATCACATGCTTCAATCCAGGACTCTACCATTACTGCCCTTTTCTGCAGTAAGAAATACTTTGCAAATCTTTCTGCAGTTAGTTTCAACTCCGGCTCTTTGATTGTTTTTAAAACAGTTTCATTAACTATTATATTTTCTTTATCGGTAAACTGTTTTGGTTTCCAACCTCTCTTCATTAACCTATCTGCTATCTGCTGACGAGAACCTATGTTAAATGGTATCTCCTTTGTCTTCGTCTTCATCTCCACAATCGTAGGTTCGAACTCCTCCAAAGACCATTGTTCTAAATCATAGATATCATCTTTTAATTTTGCTAATAACTCCTGTGCTTTCTGTATATTAAAAGCAAAACCATTCTTCTCTTGTTGGTCTATAATCAATCTAATATCATGTTCTAAATCTATAGACTCTTTAGAAAAACCTTTACTTTCTTTTAATAACTCTTTGTAAACAGCATGTGTAATCTCTACGTCTTGTTTACAATAGTCTAGCATAGCTTGATTATATTTTGAAAAGTTTACTCCCTCTCCACCTTTTAGCATGTTTAATTTTTCACCCCATGCTTTTAGGCCATGACCTTTTTCTCTTATAGGATTAAATAACTGAGATAATATTAATGTATCTACAATATTACCTGGAAGTATTTCTGCATCTAATAATTTATTTAAAACAGGAGCATCAAAAGATAAACCATTATGCATGATAAACTTATCTACATCTTTAGCCCAATTTTTAAAACCATACATATTAGCTGAGTCCCATACATATACAATGTCTGTATCTATATCCTTTGCCACTATACAATGTATCTTGCTAGGATTAAATCCATCTGTCTCAATATCAAGAACTGCTTTCATTTGCTCCACACCAACTACAGTCTTCTCCTTTACCTATTTCCATTTCTGATTTTTCTTCTGGACAATAATGACTCCACATCTCAGGTTCACTAAATAACTCTCTTTGTTTCTCCATAGTAGGTAAATCAAACTTATGATATACGTCTACGTGTGTTTCACATTTAGGGCAACTCAAATTAGTAACAATATCATAATGGTCTTCTTCTTCAAGGTCATGGTCTCCACCCCATATTAGTTCTGCTCCACAATGCCAACAATTCATTACATTACTCCTTGTGCTTCGTTAAATTCATCTTCAAAAGGATTGTCTATTTGTGACATTCTACCAGACTTTTTATCATAATGCAAGTAAGAACATACACCTGTCTCTCCAGTATATCTATTCTTTAATATACGAATCGTTGTTGTGCATGCTATAACTTCATCATCTGCTTGTTGATTTCTTTCTAAAGCAATCACACTATCAGATAGGTGAGCAATACTTGCACTCCCTCTCAAATGTGATAAAGTAACTTCCTTTCCATTCTCGTGTCCTAAGTCTCCTGATGGTCTCCTAAGATGCGATACTAATAACAAACCAACTCCAGTCTCCTCTACTAAAGAACGTAGCTTGGTCATCAACACATCAATAGATTTTCTTTCATCTCCTTCGTCTTGTCCACTGACTAAGATAGATAAATGGTCTAAGAATATCCACTTACAATCTAAAGACTTTGCCATGTATCTAACTCTGGAAAGTATCTCATCATTACCTATTGAACCAAAATGGTCAAAGGCAAAGAACCTACCAGAACCAATAGTATCTTTTTGCCATTGGTTTAATTGCTCTCTTGAGAATTGATTACGTATTTCTTTTATGTATAATCTTTGATTAGCTTCTACTGACATAATGTTAAAGGCAGTATTCTTTGTACTCTCTTCCAATGCTAGTATTCCTATATTGTCATTAGAGTTTTTAAGAATGTGATGCATCAACTCACGCATGATTGAAGACTTACCCATGCCGGCACCGGAAGTAAATGTAACTAACTCTCCTGTTCTCATGCCATATGTTTTTTCGTTCATAGCACTCCAAGGATAAGGTATAGTTTCACAATACTCCTCATCATACAAAGAGTCTCCTAACTTAGCTAAGTTCATTATGCCTGCCGGTGTGTACGATTCTGCACTCCACCAGTCTTGAACAAACTCCTTTGACTTTCCAATCTTCTGATATTCGTTAGGGTCTTTGTAATCTAATCTTACAATCTTACATTTGTTAGGTTCAAATAATTGAGCAACCTTTTGTGAGGCCTCAATCCCAGGCTTATCGTTATCAAAACATACAACAACATTATCGAAACTGTTTAGGTACTCCAAGTGTTGTTTACAATTCTGCACAGCACTTTGTACTCCATTCTTGATTGACACCACCGCCCACTTGCTACCTAACATTTCGTAAGTAGACATGGCATCTATCTCACCTTCAGTGATTGTAATATATTTTCCGCCTGACTTAAATAAATTTTGACCAAACAGTAAGGCATCTCCCATATCTCCTTGAGACCATATTCTTTTACCTTCTACCTGGCGAATCTTTGTAGCAACATGGCTACCCTCTGTATTAAAATATTCATAGTAATGGTGTGTTATTACTGTACCATTCCTTCTTAATTTTGTTCTGTATTTTCTAGCAGTTTGTTCTGATATTCTTCTATCAGTTATACTCCCATAATCTCCGGTGCTAGAAACTTTGTTCTGTATTTCTACTACTTTGTTTTGCACTCTTGCCTCTCCTATATTGTTAAATCTTTTGTTACAGGAAAAGCAGAAGGCATGTCCATCAGCATGAATGTTATAACCATTACTTGAACCACATGAAGGGCATTGTCCTCTGCTTATCCACTTACTCTGCATTACATCATACCTACTGCATTAGTTAAACCTATGACAGTGTATATCGCAGTGTATATTAATATAAATTCTAATCCTATCAATTTATTTTCCTTTCTTTTATTTATTTAAAAGTATAATAAAACATCATAATAAAAATATATAATACCCATAAGGATAATAATAAAATAAATATATTAATTATTATATTAATTATTATATTAAAATAATTATATATTATATCGAGATATTTTTTTATGTCAATCAAAATCTTCTAACTTTGTTTTATAAACTTTTTCTGCTGAAAAAATATCAAGATTTATGCTATTTTTACAATCATTTTCGGCATATCTCTTAGCCTCTTCATTAGAGCAACCCTCACGTTTATACTCCCTAAATAATTTTCGATACATTTTTTTTGCATCCTTATCCCAAAGATTACTCATATTTAACTCCTATAAATTATAAATTAAAAAAAATAAACTTATTAATAAAGCAATAGGAAAGATGTGATTATACCATAA